ATCATCTATCCGGCAGACATTGTATTTTGGGCGGCTGTAATATTTGCAGTAACATCTGTAGTATTGTTACTGCAACGGCCTAAGATTCCAAATACATTAGCACGCAATGATACTGTAGGCTCATCTAATAACGAATTATCAGATCGTACAAATAAGCCACGTGTTAATGGACGAATACCTGATATATTTGGTACTGTTAGATCTATTCCTGATCTAATAGCCTTACCATATTCGGTATTTGTTAACCACATGGAAGTAGAAAATACCTACATGTGTATAGGTCGTGGAGCTTATGGATTCCCATTGATAGATGGGGTGGAGAGTATTCGTGATGGCCAAACACTCGTATCAAAAATTGAAGGCAGTTCATTAGAGGTATATGGTCCTAACCATTCTCCTAATGAAGTGTCACCTGTAATTCAATTGAGTATCGGAGATCCGATAGGTCAAAAGGTTGTAACTGCTGTACGTAGCAAGGCAGTTAATGGCCAAGTATTACTTGCTAATAATGACGCAGGCGATGCACGTATAGTTGGCAGTGCTAACATCAGATTTGGTCGTACTATTCACATAGAGGCCTTATCCACAAGTGATATAGATTTCACTACAGTCTTCGCTCCAACTGATCCACTCACTCTCACTGCTCCTGCATTAGATTTTCCGGCTTTATTCCCTGGAGGCGGTGAATCGCAGACATGGAATTACAGTTCTGCTGTACAGGCCGGTACCGTCCGATTCAATTTGGATGGCACCATGGAGATCAGTGGTGGTACGGCCGTAGAGATAGGTAGTGAAGCTATTAGTCATGCATTTACACTTACCACAGGTGTAATGACTAAGGATTCTATATCAGTCAATCTTAATGGCCATTACGAATTCTCTTCTTTCTCATATGATAGTGGATCCAACACTGCCACTATCACATTAGTCAATCCAGAGTTATCCAATCCAGATTGGTTGCTGATCGATGGCATGACTGGCGACTTCGTATCTGCAACATCCGGAATCGTGATGATTCAAGGCGGTGTAGCATACTTATCTGGAGAATATGAGGTCAGTACAGTTTCTGCCAAAGAAATTGTGTTAGTGGCTCCATATCTAGTTACAGATTATTGGAACTGGATAAATACTCCTACAGCATGGTTGAGCCCTGCATTAGAAGCCATAGGTGCCTCATCTTCTAATTGGGTAGGCCCATATGTGTTAGATATCACTACGATGAACGAGGTTATTGCTAACTTCGTTGCATTGCAAGGTGCTTGGAAAGATGATGGCACTACTCAAACAGCGTTCAATATAGATATTCAGTTAGGAGTAGCTCCATGTAATGCAGCAGGCACTTTAACTGGCCCAGAAAGTTATTACACTGTTACAGTGTTAGGGTCTTCGTCAGTTAAAAGCATGCGTGCAGCCACTTTACGGCAAGTGCTGACATTTACAGGGAGAGCATCTGTACGAGCACGGCGTCTTACGCCTAAAGATACGACGTTTACTGGCACCATTGCTGATGAAATAAAATGGCGTGATATGTATGCGGTTGCGCCAGTTACTCAAACAAATTTCGGAGATATAACTACAGTTCAAGCATTGACAAGAGCTACTCAATCCGCTACAGCTGTATCAGAACGGCAAATCAATATGCTTGTGCAACGAAAGTTGCCATTACGTATTTCTGGATCTACATTTGATACAGTTTTAACTGGTACAAATAAGGCTGATGAAATTATCTCATTCATATGCAAAGACCCTACATTAGGCGCAAGGTCTAATGCTGAGATGGACTTCGATAACATTTACTCTACGATGTCCGCAGTCAGAACCTATTTTGCATTTAATGAGGCTGCAGAATTTAATTACACATTTGACAATGACAATGTTTCTTTTGAAGAAATGTTAGCCACAGTGTGTAATGCAGTATTTTGTACTGCTTATAGGCAAGGCAGTGTGATTAGATTGTTCTTTGAACGACATACTGATAACAGTGCGGTGCTCTTTAACCATCGAAATAAGATTCCAAAAACTGAAAAACGTACTACATCATTCGGTAGAGATTTTGATGGTGTAGAGTATGAGTGGGTAGATCCATTGGATGATGCAAGAGTGCAATTCAAGATACCTTTGGATGGATCTGCCACAAAACCTAAGAAAATCCAAAGTATAGGTGTGCGCAATCTTAAAGCTGCACATATACATGCCTATCGTGAATATAACAGATTGTTGTTCCAACGTGTGGCAATAGAATTCAGTGCTACTGAAGAAGCTGACATACTTATCAATAATCAGCGAATACTGGTTACTGATGGAACTCGCACAGATACACAAGAAGGTCATGTAGTATCTCAAACCGGGTTAACCCTTAAATTATCTCAGCCATATGAATTTACAGCTGGGCAATCTTATGTAATCTTCTTACAGCATTACAGTGGATTAGTAGAATCAATACCTATAACCGCTGGAGTAGATACATACCATGTAGTACTAAGTACAGCACCTGCTTTAGTGCTTAGTACAGATGCGGATAATTATGCTTATTCAGCTACATACATGATAGTTCGAACAACCTTTGGTGTTAGTAGACGAGCATACCTGGTAACATCTAAAACTGACAATGATAATTTCTCAACAAAGTTAGCGGCTATTAATTATGATGGTCGTTACTATCAGAATGACTGGGACTTTGTAGCATGAATTACATTACACGACATTTCACAATGGAAGAGTTCATTGCGACCAACCATCGCAATATAGATAATACATTGCCAATAGAATTACATGGCAATGCAATGCAGACATGTGAAATGATGGAGCGTATTCGTACATATCTGTCGAAGGTTACAGGTCGTGATACGGCAATCAACCCATCAAGTGCCTATCGCTGTTTAACATTAAATAGGGCAGTTGGCAGTTCTGATTCATCTGACCACGTTAAGGGTCTGGCAATGGATTGGAATGCCCAAGGTTTAACGCCTTTCGAAGCATGCCGATTATTAGAACCAGTTGTGAATGAGTTAGGTATTGGCCAACTCATTCATGAATATGGTAGGTGGGTACACACAGGTGTACCTAAACCTTTAAAAATGGTAAACAGAATAATTACAATTTCATCCGCTGGTACTGACGTAGGAATCAAATATGTATAGCTACATTGCAACAGGGTTGATCACTGCAGCAGCATTGGCATACTCTCATTACTGGACCTATGAACGAGGCATTGAGCACGAGAAGGCTCAACGGCAAGAAGTTCAGAATCTGATCCTTAAGGTGAAAGAAGATGCGCAACAAGGAGCTGCAGATGCAATCGGCAAACTTCAACTCAAGCAAATCACAATCCGTCAGACTCTTCAACGAGAGATTCTTAAAGAGCCTGTGTATATTGACTGCAAGCATACTCCTGCAGGCATGCGGGCGGTCAACAATGCCCTTGAAGGATTTCGTGAAACCGGACCCGATGGTACAGATAAGCTGCCCGAAGCAGTTGTCACCCCTGGGAAATGACACATTTGCCGCGACATCCGACAAATTAATCGAGGTGTCTGGGATCTACTATACATGCATATGTGCCATCGGCATTGATAGTCCGGCATGTAAGCGATAAGAATGGGTAGCGTCAGCAGCTGCCTGTGACCCGCAGGCTTGAGTGCAGTGAGTAATCCTGCACTCTTTTTTAATTCTCCTAGCTAAAGTAGCACACAACTACGTACGTCCGGGACTCCGTACGATATATCCGGGACTCCCGGAGTAGTTCGTCGTATATACTCAAAGGTGGCGGCTCCCGGAAGAATTAACTCAGTACAAGATTTTGAACATTCACGATCAAAATTGTGTACACTTTAACACAATCGTAATATAATAGAACGTGCTCATCGCTCGATGGGTCAAATGCAGCACTAACAACAGTGCTTGAGAGATTATAATTCATGGCAGAAGATCTTCAGACTGGGATAGTCAACGAGTTCTTTGCGGGTGGATGGCGAATTGCTCCATTCATTAAGACCCAAGATGGTTACATCGGGGTCAAGGCGTGGCCAAAACGTGCGGCTACAAACATGGCAGAGCTCTCAGTTCTGCTTGAAGAACAAGCTAAGAAATCCTCCAAGGTTCCAATATTAGGCGTAGTGCCTTCTCGAGGCAAGTATGTCGTCGATATTGACACCAAGAAAAATCAGTCTGCTCTGCAGCTGTGGAAAGATAAGGTCAACGAGGCGTACGGAGATCTTAATCTCGGAGTACCTAATCTTGTTGTTAAGACTAAATCCGGAGGATACCATCTCTATTATTCCGACGGATCAGATAGACAACTTCACAGTCCGACTTCTGTCTTTTCTAAAGATTCAGGAATTGACATACGTGGCTACACTGGGATGGTTGT